GTTGATACAGAAGTTGATGGTGGACTTGATGTAGATGATACAGAAGTTGATACAGAAGTTGATGGTGGACTTGATGTAGATGATACAGAAGTTGATACAGAAGTTGATGGTGGACTTGATGTAGATGGTGGACTTGATGCAGAATTAGACATTTTAAATAAAGATCTTGATGCGAAAGCACCAATAAAATAATTTATTTTGTAAATCTATAAAAATGAGGGTATCAATACCATTGACATCAACAAAATTACACACTTTATTGTGAGGTAAAAAATATGATCAATTCACAGCAGATAAAGAGGTAAATTTTTATAGATTTACAATACAAAACCTTTGAAAATATAATGTTTATATTGAAAATTGAGAAAATGCAACAGTTGAAAATTGATATAAATTATTTCCATGAAATGATCTTGAAATAAAAACAGATAATATACACAGGATTTCTTTTATTTCAGAAACAGAAATAAATGATAATATTAGAATAATTACAACATAAAATGAGACAAGGTATAATTAAAAATGATGTATATATCCAAGATCAATCATCAGAGATTGTTGATGTGTTTTTTTGTAAATTATTAAATAATGTCACTTTATCTTCACCAGTTGTAATGGATACATATACAGCAACATTTGTTGCATGACATTGATTTGTAAGTGGGAATTTAATGTGTTTAAAGGAGTGATCAAATTTTTTCCAAGCAGAGGTTTTAAGTGTTTCATGAAATGTTGTCACAATTGATAGACCTTTTGATTATGGTTTTACAATAAATACATCATCACAAAGGACAACAAAAGAAATGAATATTGATTGATCGATAACAAAACAAGTTTTTAGAGTAACACCAGTTTGATTGGATGTGAAATTTGATATTTTAAAAGTAAATTTTCACATGGAAAGTTGATCCCCAATGGATAATTGATTATTTTGATCATTACCAAAACTTGCAAAATGACTTGTTTTAAGAAAAAAAGATTGAGTTTTTAAATCAATATTTAATGCAAAAACAAATGGTGAATTTTCACATCATTGTGAGTATATACAATATGATACAAAAGCACCATCATGAGTTTATTGATTAAAAATAATAAAACACTTTAATTGACAAGAAAATCATTGAGTTGTTGTGAGATTAGATCCAGAAAAAAATGAGCAATTAGAAATAATTATCCAAGATAATTTAATTGGACTGACAGAATTTCATGTCACAGTACAAGGCCATGTTGTTATTGATTAAAAATAATACCATGCACTTATTTTATTTTAAAAAATCTCTATAATGACAATAGAAAATACAATAATTTTGATTGAAAACCATGGGATCACTTTTTTAATTACAGGTTTTGTTTTATATTATATGGCAAAAATAGTAAATTTATATTATAAAAAACTTGAGAGTAAAATTGTGAGAGATTATGCAAAAGATCTAAAAGAAAAATGGCCAGAAACAATAAAAAAAAGCACAATTATACATCAATTATTGTATAAAGCATTATATGAATATAAAGGGGATAGGGCATATATTTTTGAGTATCACAATGGTGGACATTCAATTTCATGAATAGATTTTTTAAAGGCATCAAATACTTTTGAGGTTGTAAATGAAAATATACAACAAAATCAAAAAGATTTGCAAAATTTACCAGTTGGGATGTTTGCATTTACAAACTTAAAAATTTTACAAAAACAAGTAATGTGCATTAAAGATATTGAGGATCTTAAATGTGAGGATCTTTGAGTTTATCAAATGTTTAAACAACAAAATATAAAATCAATTTTTGTAATTTGATTGTTTGATGCACAATCACATCCAATTTGATTTTTTGGGATTGATTATACAAAAGATGAGATGTGATCATGTAATGAGGAAATGAAAAAAGATCTTGAAATTTTATCATATAAGATTGCATGATTATTATATTAAAACAAGACATTGAGAAAAAAAATCATCCTTGTATTATATAATTACAAAGAAAATAATTTTTAATACTTTATATTTAAAAATGGAATATACAACACTTGCCACATTAAAAGAATATTTGGGGATTGTAGATACAGCATCAGATGTAATTTTGGCAAAAGTGATCAAAAGATGTACTCAACAATTTGATAAATATTTGTGATATAATCTTGAAACAAAAAAATATACAGAGTATATTGTTGTTGATTGAGATAATATTTTGATTGTAAATATTTGACCAGTAAATGATATTGTCAAATTAAAATATGACAATGTTGATTGATTAGATGTGGCATATACAAGAATTGATTGAAATATTATATATTTACCAGATGATCATGATGCAACATTATATATTGAGTATAATGCTTGATATGACACACTTGCAGAGATTTATGATATTGAGCAGGCTTGTTTAGAGGTTTGCAAGGATCTTTGGGATAATACACCAGTATCATGAAATGAGGCAAATATTAAATCAAAGAGAATTGAAACTTTAAGCAAAACATATTTTTCAAAAGATGAAATGGCTTGAGGAAAATGAGTTGATTTCAGAGAAACTTTGGATAATTACAAAACTTTAAATCCTTTAATTGTATAGAATATGTGAAAAAGTCTTTTAAGCAGTTTTAAAAATGATTTCAACAAAACAATTTCAGTATATGCAGAAGTTGAAACACAAAATGATATTTGAGAAGTTGCAAAAACATGGCCAACAGTTACCACAACAGGAATAAAATGTCTTTTATTATTAAATAATCAAAGATATGATGCTTTTGTTGAAAATAAAGTTGAATATATAAAAACAACTCATCAAGTAAGGCTTGAATTGTGACCAACAATCAATATTTGAGATAAAATAAAGGATGAGGACAATTTATGGTATGATGTAAAGTTTACAAATAAAGCACCATGATTTGGAGGTGTTGATGATCATTTATTGCTTTTAGTTGATGTAATAATAAAATAATATGTCAGAAATGAAAATGGATACAGCAAAAGTTGACAGAGCAATGGCAATGGCTTTGCTTGACAGTATCCAATTATTACAAGAAAAAATAATTGAGATCACACCAAGAGATCCAAAAAGATTGCCAAAAAACATAAAAGTAAAAGTCACATGAGATCTAAAAAAATCCATTGATTACCAAGAGATTTCAAAATTTGAGTTTATAATTGGTACAAAACAGGGTGAGGCAGAATATTGAGAGTTTTTGGAATTTGGCACAGCACACATGCAACCAAGATCATTTTTAAGAAAATGATTGATTGATAATAAAGATGAAGTTTTAAGAAATTTTACAAAAAGATTTCAACAAGTGATCAATTGATAATAAAGACATTGAAAAAAAATTTTATTTAATAATAATACAAAGTATGATCAATGTAAAAAAATTTGTTTTTGATAAACTTAAAAACAATACCACATTGTCATGATATGTTAGTCAAAGAATATATCCAAATACAGCACCATTAAACAGTGCATGGCCATTGATTGTTTATAATAGAGTTACACAATGAAAACTTGATCTAAAGGGTATTAGAAATGAATATATACAGATCAGTATTTGGTGAAAATCTATAAATGACAATGAAATAATGTTGGGGGTGATTTCCTCAATATTCAATGGATTAAAAAAAGCACCAGTGAAATTTTGTGATGTTATGTGATTTGATGAAACATTTGACAAAGAAACTTGAACATTTTGAAACCATGTTACAGTACATATAAAAATGATTGAGGATGGCGAAAGCTAAAATAATTTACTTTTAATTTTTAAATATAAAATTATGCAAAATAGTGTACAAAAAGTAAAATCAGTTAGATTTTGAAGTGGTATATTTTCAATGTCATCAGATGGTTGATCAACATGGATCAATCTTTGAGCATTAAAAGATGCAAACTTAAATGTTACAAAATCAATAATTGAACTTATTGTGGATAATGCAAAAATGCCACCAAAAGTAAAACTTGATGAAGTTGTTTTTAGTGCAAATTTATATGAATTTGTTTTGGATAACTTACAAGCAATTGATGGGATTGCAGATTATTCAACAATTGATGGTACACCAACACCAGTGGTTGGTGAGGCTCTTTGAACTTGATGGACAGTTGATCAACCAATAAAACTTGCATTTAAAAATGGAGACAATACAGAAGTTACATCAATAGTAATTGATGCAGATGGTACACCTCTTGTTTTAAATACAAATTACAGAGTGTTTGTTGGATCAGATTGATACACATATATAATGCCAATTACAGCAAATGCACTTGTACTTGATGCAGATTATAGTTATACACCATTAGCAAGAAAAGAGCAATTATATAGAGATATAATTAAAACTCTTGCAACAAATAGATTTAAGTTTGAAAACACAGATGAAGATGGAAAAGTATTTGGGATTGAATTTTATGAGGGTTACAATAGAGCATGAATTGATGCAACTTTCTTATCAGATGATACGACAGATGATGCATTAAATATACCAGTAGAAATAAAAGCATATCCAGTTGCATGATCTCAAAATTTATTCAGAATATATGATGAGCAAGATGTTGTATAATCAAAAGACATTGAATAAAATAAATAAAAAGCTATTCTATTTTAGAATAGTTTTTTTATTATTTAAAAATAAAATATGACAATATATAATCTTGATGCAAATGAGGAAATTGATTTGATTAAAATAAATGGTATTGAGTATGAAGTTTGAGACATACCAATTGCAATAATTGAAAAAATATTGAATATAAAAACTTGAATATTTAAAAGAGATCTTGTTGATCAATGGAAACCAATTTGTAAAGAAATTCTTGAGATAAGAAATAAAAATGTTGATGTTTCAAATATCACAAAAGATAAATTATTTGCATTTATAACTTATACAAAATGAAAGATTGAAAAATGACAGCTTTGATAAGGCAAAAAAATACTTTTTTATATCATGGAAAAACTTTTTATTGTTGAGATCTTACACTTGAGGATTATTTATATATCAATATAGATCTTGAGTGATGATTGGATAAAATATTTATGGAGTTTAATGATCAAGCACCATTATTAAATACAAGACAATCAAGAGAATTTATGAGGATCTTGCTTTGACAAGAAAATGAGTGAAAAAATGAGGATTTGATGGATAAAATGACAGATACTCAAAAAAAGATCCAAGCATTTAAAAATAAACAAAAAAAAGATCCAAAAAAAGAGGTTGAGGATATGTTGGATGATTTCCATATAATTGAGGGACAAATGATGCATTATTTAAAACAACATTTGTCAGAGATGAGAAAATGGCCATATCAATATTTTATGAAACAATATAAGGATTTACCATATACAACATGACAAAAAGAATACGAAAAAAACAGAAATTCAAAAAGCCCAGATAAAAAATGATTTAAAAAAGAGTTTTTAGATTTTTATAATAAATAAATTTATTTTTTTAAAAAAGAATTATGGCAAATATTGGTGAGTTGTCAGTTTGAGTAAAGGTTGATGATAAATCATTAAACAAGGCAACAAAACAAGTACAAACAGAGTTTAAAAAGACTTGAGATGGTATTGAGCAAAACTTTACAGATAAAACAGTGAAATGATCATGAAAGATAAAAAGTGCTTTTGCATGATTATGATGATTGATTGCAAAAGTTTTTAGCATTACAGCAATTGTAAGTTTTACAAAATCATTATTTTCTCTTTGATCAGATCTTGAGGAAACATCAAGTAAATTTGATGTAATTTTTAATTGATCAGAAAAAGTAAAGCAAAATTTTGATAATCTTGCAAAAGCAACAAATAGATCAAGTTTGGATCTTATGATTTTTTGAGGTAATGTTTGAAATGTACTCGCACCATTATGACTTGCACAAAGTGAAGTTGATGGATTATCTTTGTGATTAACACAACTTGCAATTGATGTTGCATCTTTTAATAATGCATCAGATAAGCAAGTAATTGGAGCATTTACAAGTGCATTATCATGAGAGAGAGAGGCATTAAAATCCCTTTGAATTGTTATTAGTGAGTCAGATGTGCAAAATAAAGCATATAGCTTATGATTACAAGATCAGTGAAAAGAATTGACAAAAGCCCAAAAAGCCCTTGCAACTTATCAGTTATTACTTGATAATACAACCAATGCACAAGGTGATGCAATTAAAACATGAGACAGTTTTGCAAATCAATTAAAAGGTTTGAGAGGTGCAATAAAAGATGTTTTTGCAAATGCATGAAAAGATGTCGCATGATCAACAGCATGACTTTTAAAAAATATTACAGTTTTTGTGTCATCTTATGGTTGAGCAATTATCACAACTATTGTGGAAACAGGGAAAATTATTTGATCAGTGATTTGAGATCTTTTTAAAACTTTTTGAGGCTTATTTTCTTTTATAAATACATGATCAACTCAAAACAGCAATGACATGCAATGATTTGCTTTTGTTTTTATGAAAATTGTGCAATGATTTTGAGTTGGTGTAAACTTGATTGTAACAGCAATAAAATCTCTTTTTAAAATCCTTGTAATAATACTTTGAGCACAAATTGAAGTTTGGAAAGCATTTTTTAAAAGTATTTGAGATTGATGGAATATTTTATATACATCTATTGTTTGAACTTTTAAGAGTATCATTGATGTTGTTGTTTTATCAGTAAAAGTAATTTGAGATTTATGGTTGTGACTTGCAGAGGCACTTGTTTGAGTATTTAAAGGTATTGCAACAAATGTTTGAGTTGCTATGCAAAAAGCATGAAACCTTGCAATAAAATGATTAAATAAAGTAATTGATGCAATAAATAAAGTACCATGAATTGATATAAATAGACTTGCATGACTTTGAGATGCAGATTTCAAACCTTTTGAGTTGAAGATTTGAAAAACAATTGGAAATTTAAAAGATGATTTTGCAAAATTTTGATCAGATATTAAATGAAATTATGCAGGAATTTGAGCAAGTTTTTGAAATATTGCAAATAATTATTGAGATTGAATTGACAATATTGTTGGTGTTTCAAAAGAGGCTTTTTCAGATATGTGAAATGATTGGAATAAATTTTGAGAAAATGTTGTTGAGTGAAACCAAAGAATTGAAACAAGTTTAAAGGAGGGGGCAAAAAAAGCAGAGGAAAATGCAAAACTTTATGAGCAATGATATTTTAGTATTTTAGATCTTATTGATAAATACAAATGATCAGTGGATGATGCAAAAGATAAAACAGGACAACAATGAAAAGTTGCAAAAGATACAATTGATCAAGTAAAAACATTATATAAAGATTGGGAGAAAAAAATTGAGGATGTCAATAAAGCATCAGAAAAACTTGCAGAGGATACAAAAAAATATAATCAAGATATTGAGGACAGTATTAGAGCAATTTGAAAAGAATTGGATGACAGCACCACAAAATATGAGGATGCAATTTGAAAAATACAATCAGAGACAGCAGTTGATATTGCACAAAGATGAGTTGAACTTGCAAAAAATCTTGCAGATATTGAGACAGATATTGCAGATGCAAAGACAAATAGTTTAGAGGATGAGGTAACAAAAAAAGAAAAAATTGCAGAATTACAAGATAAAATCTCATTATTACAATTAAAAATAAATGAAAATACATCAAAAACAAGTGAAAGTACAAAACAAAGTCAAAAACTTACACTCGCAAAATATAATGATCAATTAAAATCATTGCAAGTTGAGTGAATAAGTCTTGAAAATCAACAAAAATTAACAGATCTTGAAAAAGAAAAAACAGATATATTAAAAGAGCAAGAGTTTATTGTTGCAAATACAACAGAGGCACAAAGACTTGAGGCACAAAGGAGAGCATGATTGAGTGAGGCAGAAAAAACAAAAGAGGATGCACAGATCCAGATTGATGCACAAACAAAAGAATTTGAGGCAGAAAAAACAAAACTTGAAAGTTTACAAAGGATCAATAAAACATTTTTGGATTTAAAAAAATTAGATCAACAAGAATTGGATAAAATTTTGGCAAATGAAAGATTTTTAAATTTAAGTCAAGAGGAGCAAGAATTGATCATGAAACTTGCTAGAGATAAAATACAACTTACAGCACAAAAAGATGCAATAATATTACAACAACAAGAAATTGCAGATGCAACAATCACTCTATCAAATAGTACCACAGCAATACAATTGGCAAATATTACAGCTATTGAAACAGAATATGCAACATTGATCAATCAGATCAATACAGCAATTGCAAAACAAAGAGAATTAAATGCAGTAAAATGAGGATGACAATGATTTGCAAGTGGTTGATTTACATGATCATGATGAGCAAATGAGGTTGCATGAGTTGTACATAAATGAGAGTGGGTTGCACCAAAATGGATGGTAAATAGCATGAGGCCACTATTTGACAGTTTAGAAAATTCAAGAGGCAGATGATTTGCAGATTGATGATATACAAACACAACAAATAAAACTCAAAATAATAATATTACAGTAAATTGATGAGCAGATTTAAAATGATTTATTGATTATGCAAAATGGAAACTTTAATTTTTTAATTTTTATATTATGATTTGAAAATCTTTTGAATTTAATGGCCAAACAATCTCAAAAACAACTTGAGATTTTAGAGTTGGTATTGATGTAATACAATGGAAGTCTTTAGATATATCAGATGAGCAAACAAATGTGCAATGATTTCATGGTGTTAAATTATCACCAACTTTTGCAAGAGGTCGCAGGATTTCAATTGAGGGGATGATTATTGCAGATGATCAAATTTGATCAAGCAAAGGTATTGATTATCTTGAGTGATTATTTGCATTGCAATGAGTACCAAATCAAGTTGAACTTTTACCATTTATTGTTACAGATGAGCAAGATAGGAGATGGCAAATAAATGCAAAAATAAAAGAGCCTTTGTCAATTGATATAAATGATAATGATTGGCAGGCTTGAGCAACGAGGAGATTTAGGGTTGTTTTACAATCAGAAGATCCAAGATATTATAATGTTGATCAAAAAGAGGTGCAATGATCAGAGTGATTTTATGGATGAGTTAAACTTTGAGCAAAACTTTGATTTAAAATGGATGATAATTTTAATGAGATCCAGATTATCACATGAGGTAATATTGATGCACCTTTGGAAATTACTTTGACAGTAAAATGAGAGATAAACACATTATTGATGATAAAAAATTTAACAGATGGCACATTTTTTGCACTTGATATTGATGCAGTTGTAGATGATATAATTGTGATAAATTCAAATACATTTGAAGTTACAAAAAATGGTATAAATATAAAATCAAGCAGGGTTGCATGATCGACATGGCCAAAAGCAAAATTTTCAACAACATTTTCAATTTATGATGATGATGGATGATTAGTTGAGAGTGATTTTGATATTGATATTAAATACAGAGATGTTTTACTTTAATAATTTATAAAAACATGTTTATTGCATATATTTATGATAAAAATAATGATATAATTGCACAAGTTGAGGATATTTTAGATATGAATATCCAAAATAAACTCAATGATATTTCAACAGCATCTTTTTGATTATATCAAACAAATCCATATTGTACCAGAAATTATTTAAAAGAATATAGGAGAGTTAAAATAAATATGCAAATTTGAAATGAAGAAAAATTGATGTTTGATTGAGTGATTAGATGATTTGATGCAGATTTGGACAAAACAAGTATAAAACTTGAAAGTTTTGAGCATTTATTTGAAAGGAGACTTTTGCATGTAGATTATACATTTACAAATCAAAGTGTTGATACAATTTTACAAACAATTCTGGATGCAATAAATACAAGATATAATACAAATATTGTTTTAGATTGTGGAATTACAACATTAACATCAAAAACATATAAAAAAGCAGAAACATTTTTAAAAATTTTAAAAGATCTTGCATTAAATTGATATGAATTTCAAACATTTGATGGTATTTTAAAATTTAAAGATACAATTTGAGAAAATAAAACAATATGAGATAATTTTATTGAGTATAGATATGATATAAATGAGCCAGATGATAGATCAATTGACAGTGTAAAAATGGCAAATGATTGAAAAAATTTGGCAAATTGAGTGATTTGAAAATCATGATCAAATTATACAGAGGATTATGATATAATAAGTATTGCAGAATTTTGATTGGTTGAGAGTAGTTTTACAACATCATGAGATGATACAACAACAACATCATCATATTTGGATGATCACAAGGAAAGTTGATGAGAATTTGATGTGACAGCAATTGTTGATGATTTTTTCCAAGCATTTTTGTGAGATCTTGTTTATATTTATATATTTGTTTGAAATGATATAATGTTTTTTGATTGATCAATGAAAATTGTTGAAAAACAATATATTTGATGAGATTTACCAAAAATTACATATAAATTATCATCATCAAAAATATATAGTAAAAATATTATTGAGCAAGTATGAGAGATCCAACAAAGATTAAAAACACTTGAATTACAATAAAAGACATTGAATAAAATGAGTAAAAAATTATAGTAATTTAAAGTTTATTTATTAAATTTAAAAAAAATGCAAAGAGTTTGAATATTAAATGGAAATAATATCAATTATGATAAAGATTTCACAGCATGATTTTTGGCAACAATTCAACAAGGTATTATTGAGGGATTTAGTATTTCATGAAGTGGTGCAAGTGCAGAAATTTTACCATGAAAGGCATTGATAAAATGTACAAGATCAAATTGAGACACTTTTTTAGCAACTTTTGAAAATACAGAAAATGTTGCAGTTGATATGAGTGGGACAAAAAAAGTATATATTGTTATTGATCAAGATAAAATTGATGATGGAACTTTAAATAATGAAAATGGGACTTGACTTTGAGAAATAACAACAGATCCAAGTACATATCCATCATTAAATTTTGTTGCATTATATGATATTATTTCAGATGTTGTTTGAGATGATAGAGTTGCAATAAAATTATCAGATCATTTTAATGCAACTTTACAATGAAATACATTTAATATTGCAAATACTCTTTTATTACTTGATTGAAATTGACTTATACCAGTTGAAAATATGCCACCAGCAGAGTTGGATATTGATGTATTATCAGAGGATATATGAAAATATTGAGATTTTTGAGTAATATTTGATGGTATTTGAAATAAAAAAATAAAAATTGAAAATATACAAAATGCATTGAAAAATTATCAATTAGCAAATAATTTAACATCATGAGAGATGGTGAAATTATTAAATACTTGAAAAATTGACTATTTAGACTTAGTTGCTTTTACAAGTTTAAATGTAAATACAGCATGAGTTGTTAATGGAATATGATTTAACATTTTTAAAATTGATGAGGAAAATTTTTGTGTTTTAAGTGCTTATAATGATTGATCAACAGGAAATTATCGGACATCTTTTGTTTATTGATTTAATATTGATTGAACTCCTTATAGAAGATCAGCAGGAGTTTTAACAACATCAGTTACAACATCAACAAGTTTTACTTATACAAGTATGATACCAATGTGAAATAATATTTTTGTATTTTTATATACAAATTGAAGTAATTATTTATATTGTACTATTTCCGAATTTAATCCAACAACTTGAGTATTTACTCATTGAGCATATCAATCAATTGATGTTACTTGAGCAGTTTGAAATTTCAACTCTTGATGCAGAATGACAGATACAACACTATTGGTGCAATATAATGCAAATTATATTAAAAAATTAACTATAAATACAAGTACAAAAGTTATAGTTACAAATGGGACAAGATATACTATTACAAATTCTTATTGATTATCATGATGACCTTTACCAATAACATCATGGGCAGAGGATGTTTGAGCAGTTATTTTCCATAAAAATGTAAGTCAGATTGATATTTATGCATGTAAAATCACATGTGTTTGACATAATATAACTTTTTCAAATGAGACATTATTATATAATCCATGATTAACAAGTATTACAATAAGATATTGAGACAATAATTTAGCAGTTTGATGAAATGGTAGAGAAATGTTTTGGGTTTGATTATATAATACATATTGAAGATGTCAATTTGTTAGATATGATGATACTTTATGATTTCAATTTTCAAATATTATTGATATGTGAGTTAATCATTCACCAGATTTTTTACAATGGTATGATACAAATAAGTTTATTGTTTCAGTTTATGATTATGATGGAACTTGAAATGGTAGATATTATTATATTTTTAGTATTGCAGATTTAGTTTTAATAAAAGATAGTGAAACATATATTACAGCAAATACAGCTCAAAGAAAATGTATAAAAATGAAAAATTGAGAATTTTATGCATGGAACGATACAGCTTGAAATTTTTTATATGTAGATTGAAAAATACAAGATTTATCAACATTTTTTTGAATATTACAAGAGGATTGATTATTAGATGAAAGTAAAAAAGTTTCAAGATATTGAAATATAAGTAAAATACACTCTTGATTGACTATTTGAAAAATGTTTGGTTATTGAGAAGCAATTTCAGATACAGATATATTACTTTTTAAAAATAATTAAAATGAGAATACAAAATGGAAAAATGTATATTTTACAATGATTAAATGAGCAAGAAATTGATTTAACATTTGATCAAAGATTATATATAAAATTATGATTTGTTTGTTTTTATGATTATGAAAAAAACGAAATTATAACAAGTACACCAGATTGAATAATTTTTGAGGATGAAAAACAAAAATATTTATTAAATGAAATAAATAAGATTAAACAAAAATATAATGAAATTATTTTAGAAAAATATCCATATTATACTCAAAATAATATGAGTGCAAGAATTATTGAAATAAACACATTTGCAAAATTAGAAAATAGAGATTTTACAGAGAGTGAATTATTAGAGATACAAGATTGACAATATATATTTAATTGGATCAAAGAAAAAAGATTAGATTGTAAAAATGAGATTGATGCATTATATTTATAAAAAAATATTATTATGATAAAAATAAGAGTTGCTTTTTATAAAAATTCAAAATCTTTGTTTTGAAAATTGATCAGATGGAAACAAAGAAAAAATTTATCTCAAAGATATGCATGATATTCACATGTTGAGTTGGTTTTTGAGGATTGACAAAGTTTTTCATCAAGTGAGGAGGATAAATGAGTGAGATTTAAAAAAATAAAATTTAAAGATTATAATTGGGATTTTATTGATCTTGATGTATATGATTGGCAATATGATAAAATATTAAATTTTTGTAAAAGACAAGAAAACAATTGATATAATTGGTGGGGCATTGTATTTGCACAGACATTAAATTTTAATGTAAAAGGTGAGTGAGATTGGTTTTGTAGTGAAATATGTGCAAGAGCATTACAAGAGGCAAGTTTTTTATGTCCACAGAATAGTTTATTTATAAATCCATGACAGCTTGCAAAATTACTTGAAATTGATTGATTTTTATTAAAGTTTTAACTTATCTTATTAAAAACTTATTATGGATGAAGTGATCAGATTAGAGATGACAATAAATACTCTTGATGAGTGTTTATTTAAAGCAAAGGATGTTGAAATGGTTTGAGAAATCCTTTTGGAAATAGAGGAAATTGAAAACAAAATTTATTCTATAATTTTTTGACAATGATAAAAGATTTTGCATTTGATATACCAGATGAGAGAGATTATAAATATTGATCAGTTTTTGAAAATGAAATAAAATTATGATCAGAATTACCATCAAAAGTTTTACTTGATAATGTTGAGTATCAAAACCAATGATTGGAGGAAATAACAAAAAATATGTGTGTTTTTTATTCAACATGACATTGAAGTAATGAGGAAAACTTTTTGGAGTGATCAGATGTGAGGATAAACAATAAAGATCTTTGATTAAAAGCACTTGAATTAGGTAGACTTGATGTTGAAAAAGGTGCAATGGTATCAGATTGACCAAAGACAGCCAGAGATATGTGATTGATTAAATGATGGGCTTTAATTGAGACAGTTGATGAGGCAAAACACTCAATATTTAAAAATAGACCAATTGTTGTTTGATCAAATAAAATAAAATGGAGTTTATGATATAAAGCACCTTTTGTATTATGAGGAAATAGTTGATCATGACATGCAGTTTTAATAATTTGATTTGATGATAACTATGAGGGTTGATGTTTTATTATTAAAAATTCTTATTGACCAGAAAAATATGATCATGGAAAATTTTATTTAAAATATACAGATTTTAATTTATTATTTGGATGAAAATTTAGTTTAATTGATCAAGAGGATCAAATTTTATCATATAAAGAAAAAATCATGGAAAATATAGATCTTGAGTGAGCAAAAAAGCAATTTAAAAAAGGGAATTGGAATTGATTAAATCCAAGAGATCCAATGTCAAGACAAGAAGTAATGGCAGTCATGTATAGACAAGATGAGAAAAATTTAATAATTATTAAAGAATTATTAAAAAAAATTGAAAATTTACAAAAATAATGCACACACAAAGATGGCCATAAAAAGCCATCTTTTAATTTATTTTAAATTTTATTTAAAAAAATGCACACATAATTTGCATTTATTTTTTTTAAATGATACAATTATATTGTCAATTGAAATACATGATCAAAATAAAATCAATAAATTTTAATTGAATATATTTTATATTTTAATTATAATACCATGTTAAAAATTATAATAACCTTTGCAATATTTTTTGCACCAGTATGAATTGTTGAAAATGAGAGTATAAATTGTGAATATTTATATTTTTCATGACAGGGTACAGAGTACCAAAATAATGTCTGTGCATCAGAATATGAAACCATCCAAAGAGACACTATAAAATGGCAAAGAGAACTTTTGGAGGCTAGATGAATTTATTAAAATGTAAAAAAACTATAAAAAAACTTGAAATAAAATAAATAATAAATATAATCATCTTGTCTCAAAAAAAGAGATAAATTTTATTTTCTTATATATAATACCATGACAGGAAAAGAATTGGCAAAGAGTAAGGATCAACAAGTTGCAATTGTGACAGTTGATGAGCAAACATTGAAAGAGTATCTTTTTTGATTAAAAGATCCAATCAATGAAAAACAACAAAATTTGTTTTTACAAATTGCAAAAGCAAATGGATTAAATCCATTTAAAAGAGAAATTTATGCAGTTTGATATGGTGATAATTTTTCAATAATTACTTGATACCAAGTTTATATTGATAAAGCAAATGCAACATGACTTTTAAATGGTTGGAGTTGTGAAGTAATTAAAAATGATGATTGATCAATTGCAGGTGCAAGAGTAACAATACACAGAAAAGATTGGACAAATCCTTTTGTTTGGGAGATTGATTTTGATGAGTTTGCATGATATTTTTTTGATAAATTCACAAAAGTAAGAAAATTAAATAAAATTTGGGATACAAAAGGAAAATTTATGATCAAAAAAGTTGCTATTTGACAAGGTTTTAGATTATGTTTTCCAAGCGAACTTTGATCATTACCATATCTTGCAGAGGAAATTGCAAACAGAGATGAAAAAGACATCATTGATTGACAAGTTGATCAAGATAATCAAGATGATACACCAGAAGATATTGAAAAAAAGCCAAAAATTAAAAAAACACCAGCAAAAAAAGTGGATATTGTTGTTGATATTACAGATGAGGAACTTGATGCAAAAAATCCACTTGATGAGATTATTGATGCAATGCCAGATAATATTACACCATATACAGTTTTAAATTGAGTAAAGGATGCTTTACCATCGAATAAAATAAAACAAGTACAAATAAAATGGAAAGAATTTGCAGAAAAAAGTGGATGGAATTTTGAGGAAAGTGAGAGAAAAAGAAAAGCAACAATGAATAAATATTTTAATGTTGAAAGTGCAAAAGAGATGACAGTTGCTCAAGCAGATGAATTTATTGCAAAAATTGATCAAGCAATTGTAAAAATAGTTTACTAAAATAATATTTTAATTTTTAAATACAGTACCATGATAAATAATATATTGGCAAATAATACCAGAGACAGTTTAATGGGTGCATGAATACAATATTTATCATTTTCCTCAATGAAAGAGTTGAGGAATAATGAGGCATTATTTTTAAAGCATTATATCAATTATGAGTTTGATAATTGAGTTTATGTTGCAACAATAATTTGAAAATCATGTCATTTTTGAGTTGAACATTTTTTACAGGATGAGCAAATGAGGAAACTATATGCAAAAGATCCAGAAACAACAATGAGTGCAGTGATCAAAAATGCTCAACAATATGCAAAAGATGATTATATTACAAAAAATAAAAAACCAGATGATTTTTGGAACTCAAAAACAATGATTGCATTTTGATGATATGATGACATTTTTAAACTCGTAAATGATTATAAAAAAGTACAAGATGAAAAAGATAAACTAAATGTATTTACAGAAATGCAAATAAAAGACAAGGAAATTGAGGAAATATGAGAAAAAATAAAAAAAGCAATTTCAAAACATAAGAAAAAAGATGAGAAACTTGATGATTTTATAAAATATGGTACAACATGATCAATTGAAAAAATATTAGAGGGGATTGAAATGTGATTAAAAAATTGGTTTGCATTTGTTTATCCAAAAGTTAAAAATTGGAAACTTATATCAGCAGAATACAACCAAACTTTGGATATTTTTGATCTTGATTGAGTTGTGCTTGATTTACCAGTAAAATTTATTGTTGATGCAGTATTTGAGGATGAAGATTTAGATTTGATCATTGTGGATTGGAAATTTAAGGGCTTATTATCATCAGATGAGACAATAAAACCAGAGTATGACATGCAATGATCAACATATTTCTTTTGATGCTTTACAGCCTTTGAAAAGAGGCCAAAAAAGGCATTGATTATTGAGATACAACCATCAGATCCAAAACCACCAACAATGTATCAACCAGAGTTGAGATCAGAGTGTGATAAAAATGATATTGATTGGGCAAAATGAAATGGTTGAAAATACATGACAAATGCAATGATGCAAGATGCACTTTTGGAAAAATGAGTAATTGAATTGAAACCAGTTGTATATGAGTATATTATTGATTTTGATGATCAATCATATTTACTTGATATGTGGTTGATATTTTACAAACAAACAATAAAAAGATTATATCAATTATTGGTTGAAAAAGATGATTTTATGCCAAATATATTTGATCAATCATTTGATTGAGGTATCACAGTATATCAAGAGTGGATTGCACAGTTTAAACCAAAAGAAACAGCAGAATATACAGAGGATGATGTTGTTGATTTATAAAAAACTTGATTTATTTATATATTATATATACTTATATATGCACCTTTTCGGAGGTTGCATGTTGAGTTTTGAAGTTGTGATCAAAACTCAATATGTAACTTGCCAAAGTAAAAATTTGACAGGTGTAAAACCAAACTATACTCACAACATTAGTTTGGTTTTTTTTATTTTAATTATTTATTGTACAATACCATGACACAAAGAATAATAAATGACAGTTTTTGGACAGATCCATATATTGAGGATCTTGATCCAAGTGAGAAACTTATATTTTTATATTTATTATCAAATCCACTTTGTAATATTGCAGGTGCTTATGAAATAAAAATAAAAAGGATTGCTTATGAGACATGATTTGACAAAGACATGGTTAATAAGATTTTGACAAGATTTGAAAAAGATTGAAAAATTTTAAAAGAAAAAGATTGGATTATATTAAAAAACTTTGCAAAAAATCAAGCAAATAATCCAAATGTAATAAAAGGGATGCAAAGAATTATTAACAGTATACCAGAGCCAATAATAAAGGCTTTGAAAGGGTTTGAAAGCCTACCTTACTTTACTTTACTTAACTTAACTATACCTTACTTAACTTTACATAACCAAACAGATCAAGAAACTTGATCAGAAATTATAATTGAAAAAACAAATGAATTTATAAAACTTACAAAAAATATAAATAGAGATTATATAAAAAAAGAACATTGATTATCAGATCAAGATATTGATGTATTATGAAAAACTTTTGTAAAATATTGGACAGAGCCAAATAAATCAATGACAAAAATTAAATATGATCTTGAGACAACATTTGAAGTTACAAGAAGATTTGGGACTTTTATTTCAAATGAAAAAAAATGGAGCAAAAAATGATGATCAAATTATTTTAATAATAATAAATCATGATGAATAACAACAATTTAAAAAGTGAGATTACAATTTTAAAAACATGGAAATGAGAAATTTTTGAAATTGATTTAAAATATGAGGATTTTTTAATAATAGAAAGTCAATTAAAAATGAAATGAGAGGATTGATTTAATAGTGAAAAATATAGGAGATTTATAAAATTTTCAGCAATAGAGGATAAAATATGAAAAACAAGATATTTATCACTTGAGCAACCAAAAAAAGACAAGAGATTTTGTGAAATGTCACACACAGAAAAAGAGGATCTTAAAAAAACAAATAATGATCTTTATTATAAATTATTGCATGATGATGAAAAAAGGAGAGAAAAAATTGCAGAAAAAATAAAAAAAGCAATGGATCAAACACTTGATGGCAGGAAAAAAAACTTTTTAATATATAGAGATGGTGTTTTGAAAGAGTTGGAAAAAAGAGAGAAAGATTTTTGACTTGAGACAACAATTGAAAAATTAAATCAATATTTAAAATTAAAAATTAAATAACACTTTAAAGCCATGCAAAAGCAAATAAAAAGTGATGAGGGGTTTTCAGATGATGATTTATATTATATTGATCATCCTTTCACAGAAAAACAATTGGAGTATATTTATTCAATTTGATATATAAAAAAAATAAACAATAAAAAAAGGGGTGTTGGATAAACCACACCTCTTTTTTAAAATTGTATAATGATTTATTATACAATACCATGCGAAATAATTATATAAATTAAATAAAATAAATCAAGTTTTTTTTGCCTTTATTATCATATTTTTAAAAGAAAATGAAACAAAACAAGAAAAAAAGTGTAAAAAAACTTGAAATATAAATAAAATATGATATAATTATTTTGTACTTGTAAAACAAGTCAATATTTTACTTTAATAATTACACAATACCATGAGTAATAAAAAAAGAATAGATAAAATTTTGAAAAAAATTGATCAAGTTGTTGAAAATCCAACAAGATATAGATGTCCAGATTTAATTGTTTCATGATTAAATTGTTTAGTATTAAATTTGCAATTATGAGAACTTTAAACAATATAATTATTTGGATCACTTTAATATTATTGATCTTTGCAGTTTGATATTTAGATTATCAAACAAAACAAATTGAGTGCAATTATTGAATAAGTTGTAATATATAATATTTTCAGATGGAAAAACTTTTAAAAGATAAAATTATAAATATTAAAAATGATCTTGAAAATGAAAAAATTGAGATCTATAAAACTTTTTTAACTTATAAGAAAAAAAATACAGCAACAGAGTTGCTTGCATGATATAAAAAAGAAAAAGAAGTTTTAAAAAAATATAATTGTGCAAATAGTAGTGAAATTTTAGACTATTTAACAAAGGTTGAAAGTGTATTGAGAGACTTATTTTATATTTTAAGATAAAAACATGAGCAATGATGTAAAAATTGTAAAAAATAAAAGTGTAAAAATAAATTTTAGATATATATGTGATTGGTGGTTTCCAATTTATGTATTACCATTTATAAATTTATATAAATGATCAAATAATACTTTTAGTATAGATTTTGGTTGGATATGTTTTAAAATTGAAATTACTTTATATTATTAAAAATAAAAAGTGAGTAAAAAAAAGTTTAAAAAGTTATTATTTAAAAAACCAATTACAGAAAAAATTTAGATAAATTTGATATTGTAACAAATAATATATAATATAAATAATATTATGTGATGTAAAGGGATGTAAATGTTGTATTGAGATGATTTAATCTTGAGATTTAAAAGATTAAAATATCAATTAAATAGATTAAAAACACAAAAATGAGGTGATAAATATTCACAAATAGAGTTGAATAAAAATAAATATATCACTTTTAAAAGATTTTGTGATGAGTGTGAGGAATATTTTGGATGGAGATACAGAGATGAGGTAACAGATGAAACAATCCAAGAAATATTTGATAATTTATGTTAGTAATAAAAAATAATTATGTGATTAAAAGTTTTATCATTATTTGATGGTATGAGTTGTGGCCAAATAGCACTTAAAAATATTCAATTAAAGGTTGATGAATATTTTGCAAGTGAAATTGATAAACATGCAATATATGTTGCAAAAACAAATTTTCCAGAAATGATACATCTTTGAGATATAAAATGATTAGATTATAGTAATTGATTTTGTGATTTTGATATACTTATTTGATGATCACCATGTCAATGATTTTCAAGATCATGAAAATGATTAAATTTTAATGATCCAAGAAGTGCTTTATTTTTTGAATATGTAAGATTATTAAAAGAAACAAAACCAAAATATTTTTTTCTTGAAAATGTTGTAATGAAAAAAGAGTGGCAAAATGTAATATCAGATTATTTGTGAATACAACCAATAAAAATAAATTCATGACTTTTGACAGCATAAAATAGAGATAGATTGTATTGGTTTTGAAAATTACAAAATGATTGAACATATAAACAAATAAAAGTAAATCAACCAAAAAATAAAAATATATTATTAAAAGATATTTTAATTAAAGATCCAGGATCAAAATATTATATTGATGATGTTTTATATAATAAACTTGTTTTTAAAGTCGATCAAGAAAAAAATGTATTACATATTAGAAATGCAACAAAACAATGATGGATTGAGGGGGGTGGTGAGATAGTGTGATTTTAGATTTCCCAGAAAGTAAAACAAAAAGAGGGAGAGTGAAAAAATGAAAATCTTGAACTCTTACAACATCATTAAATATGTGAGTAATTATGGAGGATTTAAAAATAAGAAAACTTACATCATGAGAATATATGAAATTACAAGCAGTGCCAGATTGGTATAAATTTGATGTTAGTGATAACCAAATTATTAAAATGTGTTGAAATTGATGGACAATTTCAGTAATTGAACATTTTTTCCAATATATAAAGGATGATATATCAGATATTGCATTTTAGTTTAATAATTTTATAAACTATGTGATCAGAGTGAGAGATATGGAGAGAAATAAATGAGGCATCCAAAAAGAAAAAAGAGCAAAATTATTTAAGATCAAAAGCTTTATTGGATGAAAATAAAATTGAATACATTGAGAAAGCCAATTGATATTTTATGATTTGAAATTTTGATTTTTGGATTACAACATGATTATTTATAAATAGAGTTACAAAAAAAAGAGGGAGAGGAATATTTAATTTATTAAAAAAAATATCATGTCAAAAATAAAAAACTATATAATCACACATATTTGAGTGATTGTTGAAACAGATGATAAAAGATACAGATTTGCAAAAGAAGATATTGCAGAAGTATTTGAAAAATTTGGTTGATCTTTTACACAATCACTTTGAATTGCTTTGTATAGAGCAGATATAATAAATACAAATAAAATCCTTTCAACATGGGAGGATATGACAAAAGAATATATTGAAACATTTTTATTTCCTAAATATGAAACAGATGCTAAAAAATAAATTTGAGATTGCCAGAGAAATTGTTGATCAATACAATGAGGCATATTTGCAAGGAGATACAATAGATCACATCCAAGAGTGGATTGATGAGAAAGCAAAAATTGAAAAAGAAAAATCACACATCCACATGGATTATGATTGACTTATACTTGATGTTGATAAAAATTATTTTGAAAATTGTGATATTTGTTGATCAATGATTAAATATCAAAAAATATCTTTTTCAAGATCATTTATACCACCATTACAAAAAATTCTTGATTATGTTGTTGATTGGAAAAAAAATACTTGAGAGCATAAAAATATAATAAAGATCACAGATTTAAATTTGACACATACAGAATATTGAAATTTAAACAGGATTGCCAATTTTGGGTTGTTATATAGGGAAACAGATTTGGGGTGAAATAAGATCAAACATGGTATATATTGAGTACCACAAAAAAGGATATTTGATTTTCTAAATTGAGATTGGGATGTTGCACAATATTATGTTATAAAATCAACAACAAAACAAAGAACTTTGAGTAAAACAAGGATAAAAGTTAATCAATTGCCAGAAGTTGATGGATGGATTGATTACAAAACAAAGAGCATGCCATGATATGTAAATTATATTATAAATGATTGATCATGACAATAAGTACAGAAAAATTTATGATCCTAGAAAAACAAAGGGATGATCTTAAAAAAAGAGTTTCCAGATCAGATTGTTTTTATAGATGTAAAACTTGAAAAATTATATATTATTAAAGATGATTGATCAATAGAATTTATATTTTAAAAATAATTTCATGAATAAATACATATATTTATTACAATTATTTGATAAATATTTCAATTGGTTAAAACCAGAGGCACTTGAGCAAGCAAAATTAGTGTTATATTTAGAAAAAAATAAATATAAATACACAGCAATACCAAACTCAACATATACAACAAGTGTAAAACAAAAAACAGTAAATACAATGACTTGAGTAAATGCATGATTGTGTGATGTATTTATAGTATTAAAGAGATGATCATTATTATTTTTAGAGATGAAATTGCCAAAGAAAGTTTTAAAAAATTGAAAACTTTGAGCATCACCATCCAAAATAAGTGATGATCAAATAAAATGGATTGATGTTTTATCTAAAATTGACAATACAATGGCTTGTATTTGATATTGACATAAACATGCAATTGAACAAATAGAATATTTTGAAAATTTATAATTTAATTTTAATATTTATGTATAAATATATAGTAATTGCACAAGGTTTCACATATTTGAAACATACAAAAATGATTGATTTAATTTTAGAAAAAAGATTTTTATTTTTTAGAAAATCAATATCTCAAAAAAACAAAGTTTATTTTGACTTATATGATAAAAAAATAAATCAAAAAACACATATTTGAGGGATTGTAAATATTGATAAAAATTGGGTTGATCTTTGATATAAAAAGAGAAATGAAATCAGATCAGTGATTGAAAAACATTTTAAAACAGAGTTTTATATATGAAATTTTAGAACAAATTATGAAAAATAGTATAAAAAAACTTGAAATAATAAGTAAAAAACATATAATAGAAATATAAATATTTTAATATTAAAAAGATTATATGATTAAAGGTATAAAATACACAAAAGCAATGGATAATAAGTTGAAAACTTATCAAAGAAAAAATCTTTTAACTATTGCAGGGTTGATGACAAAGGTAGGCTTAACAGAAACAAGCTTGTTTAAATTTAGAAAAAGGGAAAAAATAAGTATACAAAGTTTAAAAAAGATCAAAGAAAATCTTTGACTTGAATTATAATTTTATTATTAAAAAAATAACATGCAAAATAAAAACAAAATGATAATCTTATTATCAAACACAAAAAACATTATTAAAGAAAATAAGAAAAAGATTTTTTTATCAATTATTATATTATTTATACTTGTTTTGATCATAAATAAAATAATTGAAAATCAAATGATTGGTAAAGTAAAACAAGATATTATCCAAAAAACAAAAATTGAGATCCTTGTTGAAAAACAATCAGAAAATTTAAAAATTATTTGAAAAAGTCTTGAGGATCAAAAAAGTATTAGATCAAAAATCAATGAATTGCAAAAAAGTTTGGATTTAGAAATTGATCAAGTAAAAAATCTTGAGCAAGAAAATTCAAGTTTGAGATCGTTGATGTTTGAGGATGCAAATGATTTTAATAATTAAACCAATTTTATGAAAAAATACTATTTTACAATAATTTTGCTTTTAACAATTTATATCATTATTTCATGACATGAAGTCAAGCAAAATAATAATATACAAGAAAAACAAATAGAATTGGAAAAAATACAAGATACAATAAAAGAGGAAATACAAAAAATAAAAGATAAAAAAATTGAAATTGTGCCAGATGCTTATGCAGAAAAAAAAGATCCAATTATTTCCAAAAAGGAAACAGTTGAAAAAAAAGTGATTGTTTCCATTTCGGAAAATACCAAAGTGGAAAAAGAGCATAAATATTATTTTACAAATTATGATCTTTGAGATGTTTGGCAAAATGATGCAACACCTTGTATTTGAGCAAGTGGCAAAGATATTTGTTGGATGTATAGGCAATGAATAAAAACAATTGCACTTGTAAATTTAAAAAGATGGGAAATGTGAATAAATTTTGGAGATAAAGTTGAGTTAAAATGATGATTATGTGATTGAATTTACCAAGTAGAGGATGAAATGAATTGGAGATTTAGACAAAAAACACCAGTTTATAAGCCATGAACTACATGGGAGATCAGATGAGACATTGCAAGATATTGAAATAAAAATAATTGTGGTTGAGTTTACAATATTACCAAAATTTAATTTATATTTTTACTTTTTTATTATGAGAGATCTATTTTTGGGGACAGTGTTTACAAAAATAAACAAAAAACATTTATGCCATACTTGTGGTGGTGATATTATGCCAGATAAAACAAAGAAAATTTTTACAAGGCATGATGTTTAGAAAACATGAAAAACAGTTGTAAATAAATATTATTGCAAAGATTGTGAAAAATTGATAAATTTTTTATCAGATGAGGCAGAATATATTGAAATTAAACAACCATATAATCCAAAAGATCTTGAATTTAAAAAGTTTAAATATAGAGTATTTAAGTTTTTCTTAAAATTATTTAATAATTTTTAATTTATGAAATGAAATAATACAAAAATTTGTATATCATGTTGAGAAAAAATTTTGATGACAGCAATTAAATGTAAAAATTGTTGAGATTATCAATATACAAAATATAAATGGAAATGAGTGGAAGTAAAACCATGATTATTTCAAAAGGTTTTTTGTACTCATTGTTATTATGAGTGAAAATGAAAAACAATCACAAATGGATCTATTTTTTTAGAATTGATCTTGTGGTGTTTAATGATTATACCATGATTGATTTACAGTTGATACAGAGCAAAGAGTAAACATTGTATTTGTGCAAAGTGTTGATCAGATAGAATAAATAAAGTTTAATTTAATTTAATAATTTTTTAAAAATGAATAAATCAATTTTAATTTGAAATATCACACAGGATGTGATAATAAAAACAACAGAAAAAGGCACAAAAATTGCAATTACAAGTATTGCAACAAATGAATTTTACAAGGATCAATCATGAGAAAAAAAACAGGTCACAGATTTTCACAATATAGTTGCATTTTGAAAATTAGCAGATTTACTTGAAAATTATGTGAAAAAAGGTCAAAAAATTTATATTGAGTGAAAATCAAAAACAAGATCATGGGACAAGGATGATTGATCAAAATGATATAAAACAGAGGTACATGTTGAAAAAATTGAGTTTTTATGAGGTGCAAAAAAAGATTGATCAGAGATTGAGAAAATTTCAAAAGATAATGTAAATGATGGAAGTTTCAATGATGAGATTTCAATTGAAGATATCCCATTCTAAAATGGGGCTTGTAATTTATTAAATTCTAAAAAAAATTTTATGATTATTGATATAAAAGATTATTATGTTGTTTGAGATGTAATGACAAAAATAGATACAATACCAGTAAAAATTGGTATTACAGGCAAGATTGATGCAATACAAATGCTTTTACTATTTAACAATAGAAAAGATAAAAAAATCACACAAAAACATTTTTACAGATCAGTTTTTGATATTCAGTTTAAAAATCTTATTGATGAATTGAAAAAAGAAAATCCAGATCAAGAAATTTACACACAAATATTTTTACAATTTAAAGATGTTCAAGATGATTGAGAAAATATTGATCAAGATGATTGAGAATAAAAAGATGGTGACAAAATATGTGCAACTTTCAAAGATTTTAAAAATACTCAAGAAAGTCCAGTATGATTTTGAGATACAGAAAAAAATGCTTTAAATGATCTTATTGCATGTGAAAATAAAAGGAAAGCAATTGCAAATAATTATTGAGTTAAGATCATTGATGATTTATATCATGAAGTTTTAACAGTATCATTGAGGACATCAAAACCATTTACAAAAGTGATGATTGATGAGTTTATTGCTTGAGAAATTACCATCAACAATATGAAAAAAGTTGCAGAGGTACATGGTGCAGAATTAAAAATATTTTATGTTATAAATAACAAGTAATATGGAATTACCAGAGCATGAAAAAGTAAATCATTTTGTAAATAATATTGTAATGGTTTCAAGATTATGAGGAGACTTTTTAAAATTACATGAAAAAGTACAGCAAGTAAAAGATGATGTAAATTTTAAAACATTTTGTATATCAATATTTGATAAATGAAATATAAAAATTGATCATGTAAAAGAATTTTTTATTTAAGATCAAGAAAATATAAAAACTTGAAATAAATAATAAAAAAACTATAATCAATATAAAGATTATAGTTTTTATTTTATTATAAAAAAATTTATGGCAATTACACCAAAAAATAAAAATGAAAATGAAAAACTTGTCAATTGATTTCCTTTGCCATCAAAAGGAGATCTTTTTATGTCTTGATGATATGAGTGAGAAGTATTGGAAATAAATGATCCAACAGCATGATTTTGTAAAATATTATACAAAACAAAAGAGGCAAATATTTGATTTTTTAAGTTGTGGGAAAATATTGATCAGATAAAATGATGGTATACTTTTGATCAAAAATTAAATGCAAATATGTCACAACATGTAAAAGATTTGAAAAAAGCAAACAAATCAGTTAAAAAAATGTTAAAAAAATGATCAGAAAAAACAGAAAAAAAGAAAAAACCAAATCCAAAAGCAAAGTATAATTGGGATGTTATTAAACAGGAATATTTTGAGAGTGATTTTATAGATGTTGCACCTTTTTTAAAGAGTATGTATGGTATAAATACAGGAGATAATTGAAATGCTTTGGAAAAAAGTAAGTGATGGTGAGTTGAAAAAAAGAAAATTCAAGAGGATTTAAAACTTGAGGCATTGAAAAATTTTAAATCAAATATGCAAAAAAAATGGGATGAGGTTTTTAATAAACTTGAGCAAGCACATGTGAAATGATTGGAGGATTTAACAAGTATGATTTTGGATCAATGATTAGATTGAGAGATCAGAAAAGCATTTAATATCAGAGACAAAGAAACATGAGAATTGATTGAGCAAAAAGTTGTTGTTGATAAGATTATAAAACCTTATTTGTGACACTTTGATATTATCAATATTTTAAAGCATGTTAAACTTGAAAAATGAGAGCCAACAGAGATTGTAAATGATTGATTACAGGCAAAGAGATGGTTGGAGGAAATGAGAGAAAAAAAAGAGATTAAACAAAAATAAATTATCCTTTAAATGCAAAATGCATGATTTATTGAAAGTATGAAATATTGTCAAAAAAAGAGGTTTCAAAATTAGATCAATATTTGGATGATATGCCAGCAGAGATTTATAATCAATATGTCTTTTGTAAATGATACCATGACATTGGTTGGTTTTCAGATTATTATTTAATGCATCGGAAACAATGATCAAATTGATTTATTGAGACACCAGATTTCCATTATGAAATATGGGATCTTTTGACAGATGAGGAGATGCATGATATAAATATTATCATTGCTAGATGACATTGAAAAACAACAGCATTATTGATTTATATGCTTTGGAGGATCTTATATTTTCCATGATGGAGTATTGTATATGTTGCATCAAAAAATCTTTGAGAAAAATGATTGTGAAAAATTAGGAGAGAACTTGAAACAAATAAAAAAATTACATATATTTTTGGAAATATTGTACCAACAAATAGTGATGATACAAAAGATAAAAGATTGAATAAATGGAGACAAAAAGAGTTGGAGTTTTTAAATAAATCTTATATTGAAACAGTAACAAGATGACAACCAATCAGATGATCAAGACCAAAAGAGATCATCATGGATGATCCTCAAGACAACAAGGATGTGAAAAATCCTCGCATGGCCAGAGAGTTTTTGGAGTGGTCTTTTACATCATTATATAATGTTTTATTGCCATGAGGTAGGATGGTTGCATTGGGTACAATAGTTTGAAACCTTTGTTTTGTAAAACAATTGAGAGATGATAAAAAATGGCCAACAATTGAGTATCAAGCATGTGATGATAATTTTGAAAATATATTGTGGCCAGATATGTGGAATAAAAAAAGTTTAATGGAGAGAAAAGATTGAAAAATTGTAAAAGATCCAAAGACTTGAAAGGAAATGAGAAAACAAGGGATTGGGACAGCTTATTTCAATCAAGAGTTTAGAAATATACCACTAAATACAGCAGATAAAACAGTAAAAGAGGAGTGGATCAGATATTATGTACCACCACTTGATTTTGATTATACAATACTTGCAATTGATCCAGCAACGAAAACAAAAGAGAGGTCAGATTTTACATGATTGTGTGTACTTTGAGTAAAAGAGTATAAAAAATATGTTATTTACTCAAAAGGTGTAAAATTATCACCAAGAAACCTTGAGCAATTTATTATAAATATAAATAATAGATTTGAGCCAGATGTTATTGTAAAAGAGGATAATGTTGAGGTTAAATTGACAGATGATCTAAAAGCAAGATGATTACCAATTCAGGGTGTATGGTCACATAAAGATAAACACACAAGATTGCTTTGAGTTGCAGGACAAATTGAGGTTTGAGATGTTTATTTTCTCAATCAGTGACAAGATACAGTAATTGAGCAAATCACACAATATCCAGATGTTGAGCATGATGATGAGATGGATGCACTTGTAATTGCACTCAAAAAAGCACAGGATCGGTTGGATGGTGAAAATGAGTGAGGATGAGTTGAACTTGTCTAAAAATAATTTTATTATTTATCAAATTAAATATGCTAGTTGAAAAAATAAGAGAGTATTTGGACAAAAACACAATCCAAGATTTACACAATAAAACTTGAGTTTGTACAGGTGTATTTTATTCTATATTAAAAAGAGATTGGAAAAAATATAATAAAACAACTTTGGATATATTATATGATTTTTTTAAACTTGATAGAGATGCATTTTATAAAGATAATTTAAAAAAGTGGTATCCAAAAACACCATCATTATTTTGAACATTTATCAGATATAAAAGATTAAAACTTGAGATTGATTTGTCAGATCTTGTAAAAGAGATCAAAACAGATCAAAGAGCATTGGCTAGATTAGAGAGTTGAGATGCTTTACCAACATTTGATGGTTGGACAATTCAACATTTAATGGATGCTTTAAAATTTACAGATGAGGAAAAAACAATGACAAAAATTTATATTGACAATATGAAATGGATGGAAAAAACAATAAAAAAATATGATATTTAATTTTAAATATAGATTATGATAGATAAAATTGATTTACAAAAGAAAATTGCAAAAAAAGAATATGAAATAAAACTTTTAAATATTGATTTACAAAATATAGAAAATCAAAATAAAATCAAAAAAATAGGTTTTGATGTTAAATAATTTAAAAAAATAAAATAAAAAAATACTAAAATTTATAAAAAATAAAATATTTTAAAATAATGGCTTAAATTAGCTTACTAGATAGGCTATATATAGGCTTTGAAAGGCTTTGTATAGGCGAGTACACTTTACTTTACTTTACTTTACTTTACTTTACTTTACTTTACTTTACTTTACTTTACTTTACTTTACATTTTTTAAAAAAATGAAAAAATTTTTAATAAATAATAAATAAAATATATATGGAAATTTCAAAAAAAGAACTTGATGTAGTTATAAAATATATAAAAATAGTAAATAAAGATAATTACTCAAATGATGAGATATTATTTTTAAGAAAAGTAAATGATTATTTAAAAAATAATTAAAAAAATTATGGAAAATATATGGTTTGATTGGACAACAAATATTGATTTTATGGATCTTTTAAAAAGGCCAATAATAAAAACAGATGCTCAAATAAAAAGATCACAACAAAAAAGATTAAAAGCAAGACAAAAAAGAAAATCTAAAAAATAAAGACATTGAATAAAAACAGAAATAAAATATATTTTAGTATGATTTATATATTTAATTTATAAAAAAATGCCAGAAAAAACAATTGATACAATTGAAATTATAAAATCAATTGATCCAAGATCAAAACAAGCAGAAAAAAAACAAATTTGAGTTGGTACAAGAACGCCAGCCATTTGATTTTCAACTCTTATAAATTTATATTATGATAGTTTTGTTGTTTGATGATTGACAGATAAAATTGCAACAGCAATTGCAAGTGGTTTTGAGACAAATGATGTAGAATTATTGAAAATTTTAAATAATATTGATCAAGAATTTTTAAACAGAAATAAAGTGCTTTGTTGAAATGCTTTTTTTGAAGTGATTAGAGATGGTACAGATAAAGTTGTTGATTTATTGCCAATTTTAAATGATACAATTTTGATTATGGAGGATGGTGATTGATATAAACAACAAATTGGCACAGATGTTGTTTATTTTAATGCTTTTACACCAAAGGATAAAAGAGCAGATAAGATTGCAATATATGAGTGATCAAAAGCATTATCAAATGAGTTGAAAAATACATGAAAATGATGTGGTTTCAATCCAGAATTAAACGAAGTATACCAGTTTAAAAATACATCTTTGAGGACAAAATATTATTGAGCATCTTATTATGAAAGCACAATTGATCAATTGATTTTAATTGAGCAAATTGATAAATATTACAGTAAAGGTTTTGAAAATGGGATGATCAAAGCAAAAATGATATTTCCAAAAAATGAAAAAAAATCTTTTTCGGTTGCAGATAAAAAAGTTTTAAAAGAGTTTATTAAATCAAAAATGAAAGGTGTGGACAATGCTTTTTCAACAGCAATTGTTGATATTGAGGTTGGCCAATTAGATCTTGAGCATGAAATTGATGCAAATGCATTTATTGATTATAGAAAAGAACTTTTAAAGAGTATTTCAATTGCATTAAATGTACCTTATGATATGCTTTTAAGTGATAATTCAAACAAATCAACATCTCAAACATCAAAGGAGACTTTTAATGAGTTTACAATCATACCAGCACAAAACCAACTTTTAAAAGATTTTAAAATAATATTTTCAGAGTGATATAAAGTTGATGATCTTGATTATAGTTTCATTGATACAAAAGATGAAAAAGAGCAAATGGAAGTATTGACATGATATAAAAAATCTTGAATTTTAACAGCAAATGAAGTAAGAGAAAAAATTGGGTATCCAAAAATTGATTGAGGTGATGAACTTAAAACAGAGAGTGAGGAAAAAGCAGATCAACAAGTTGCAAAGATATTAAAAAAAGAGGCTTGATCATTTTATAATCATTTAACAGACTTAGAAAATGACTTATTTGAAAATTTATAAAATAAAGATACAAAAGGAAAAAGAAAAACTTTACAACCTTTGATGATCAGATTTAATAAAATTGCAAAAAAAATATATCAAGATACTTGAGAAAATGTTGGGGAGATGGTATCAATTAGTTTTGCAAGAGTTAAAAGATAATAGACAGGTTTTATTTAATGATCTTTTTATTGATCAAAAACAATTTATTACCAAAGAATATTCAACAAATAATTTTGCATCTTTTTCAAAAATGATGAGGGATGGATTTAATATTTGAGCAAAACAATTAAATGCATCTTTTAAAAAAGATATTAAAATTGATACAACATTTGGGATTGATCCATGAGATAGTTTGAAATATGCAAATGAGTTTGCATGAGCAAGGATCAAAGGCATTGATGATTATTCAAGAAAAAGGATCAACAATGTAATATCACAAGGAATTGAAAATGGTTGGTGATACCAAAAACTTGCAAATGAACTTAAAAGAGATTATAGTTTTTCAAATTATAGAGCATCACTTATTGCATCACAGGAAATTTGACAAGCATATATTGAGTGAAAAGATAGACAATTTGACAGATATAGAAAACAATATAATCAAGATTGATGGAAACAATGGATCTCACACAGAGATGACAGGACAACAGATTGATGTTTAGAAAATGACAACGAGTGATGGATTGAATATGAGCAAGATTTTGCATCATGACATGCAAGGCCAACAAGATTTCCATGATGCAGATGCAATGTTGTTTATAGATTATTTAAACCAGATGATTATGGTTTGACAAATGATAATGCAGATATTGTTGATCAAACACAATCAGAGGTGCCAGTATTTACATGATTTGATGAGTGAATAAAACCAGTAAATTATGATAAATTATCAACACAAGTTGTACCAGCAACATATTTTAATGCAATTTGAAAACAAATCACTTATATAAAAACAAAAAAAAGAGCATTTTGGCAAAACCTTTGAAAACAATTGAATATGTGAAAGCAGGCATCAGAATATGAAAAACAATACACAGAGGCACATGAGTTATGACATGCATTTTTTGATAATGTTGTAATACCAAAAGAGGAAAATTTATTGAAATTTAAAGTATTATTTACAGATAGTGTTGATGAAATGTTAGATCTTTATAAAACAAATGATGATATAAAAGAGATCTTGAAATTAAAAAAACTCACAGCATTATGATATGCAAAAAAGATATTTGAAAAAATACCAAGTCTTGAAAAAGTAAAATGATATAGCATGAAAGAGGAAATATTGACATATAAGAGAAAAATATTTGTACCACAAACATGATGGGAGATTAGAGAAAAAGAAGTTTTGACACTTATTACATCACCACAATTATCAGAGCATGTTTTATCTTTTTATGATCTTATTTGATCAATGACAAGAGAGCAACTTTGAGCATGACATGGTGCAAGATATTACAGATGATCAAAAAATATTTTTGATATTACATTAAAATCATGAAAATTAAATAGTATTACAGAAATGCAGGCACATGAATTTTTTGCACATCTGAATGAGGCATATTTTATGAATAATGAAATTATAAAAGAAATTTTGCCAGAAATATACAAAGCAATGAAAGATTTTTATAAATCAATTTGATTTGATCCTTTTATTTAATAATTTTTAGAAAATGAAAAATGTTGATGAAATTATTGAGGCATACAGGCTTGATTGACACAAAGTTGATTGATTATACCTCAAAGATGTGCAAAAGCTACCAGAGAGCGAAATATTGGCTATTTTGGAAAATTCAGAGTGAAAAGACATCATAATTGATGATCAATGAGATGATGATGATATAAGAGATGGTCAATCATGGAAATATGATTGAAAAGCAGATCCAAAATTTGATTTTTGGAATTATATATAAATTAAAAAAGACATTGTAAAAAATCAGTGTCTTTTTATTATGATCATGTATTTTATTTTTTTTAAAAAAAGTATGCCAGAAAAAAAAGATCAAAAGATGCAAATAATTAAAACAGATAATAGTTTTAACACAGTTTTATTTGTTGCACTTGTGCCATTTGAAACAGACAGAAATGGTGATGTGATCACAGATGATGAGATTACAAAAACAGCACATGATTTTGTCAGAAATTTGAACACAAAAGCAGTAAATGTTGATCATGAAAGTGAGACAGATATTGAAACAGCAGAATTTGTTGAGAGTTTTATTGCACCAGTTGAGATACCAGTTTGACTTGAAACAATACCAAAATGAGCATGGGTTGTTGGTATTAAATTTGATGATGATACATACAAAGAAATAAAAGATTGAGATTTTGTGTGAATATCAATTGAGGGTATTTGAGTGAGAGAGGAAATGATGAGATCATAAATTTTAGATCTTAAAAATATTTTATATGTTTAATTTATTAAAAATGGTATTCAATATAAAAGATGTAATTGTAAACAGGATCTCTTTAATATCAAGAGGTAAAAAGCCAGCAGTTGCAGAGGCAGAGACAAGTTTTTCAATATTTAAGATGGCAAAAGCACCATTATTATCAAAAGAAAATTTGGAAAAATTGGAAAAATTATCAGATTGATACAAAGATTTTCTTGTAATTAAAAAAGACATTGAAAAAAAAGTATAAATTTGCATTATAAAGATAATGTAAAATCACTACATTAAAAACTTTTATTTTATAATAGTAAAGCGATTATGAAAGACAAAATCCAAAAGTTGGCAGGTTTAAACCAAGAAATGATTGAACTTATCAAAGAACAAAAAATGGATGAAGTTGTTGAAAAAATGGCAGAAATTCAAATCCTTACAAAGGAAATGGATGAGGCAGTTGAAACAACACAAGCATGAGAAGATGCAGAGGCTATTGCTAAAAAAGAAAATCAAGAAAAACTTGAAAAAGCAATGGTTGAAATTAAAAAATACACATCTTTGAATATAAGTGCAGATACAATAAAAGGTCTTATAGATCAAGTTAATGAGTTAAAAGAAACAATTGCAACTTGAAATGATACAATCATTAAAAGATTGGAAACAGTTGAAAGTGCAAAAGGTATCTCAAAACAAGCAACAGAAGTTGTTGAAAAACAATGAGAAAATATTTGGGATAGTTTAGAAATTTTAAATTAGTGATTTTTTAAATCAATACATGCAAAAATATTTTACTTTATATTATAATATATAATTATTATGCCAACTAAAGCAGAAAAAATTGATAAAGTGTTTAATGGTGGTGATAGTTCATCTCTTATACACTTAAATGAAGAACAAGCAGACAAATTTATTGACTATATAGTTGATGAAAGTGTGATCTTAAAATCAGCAAGAGTTGTAAGGATGAATAAACCTCAAAAGGTTATTTGAAAAATTTGAATATCAGATGAAATTTTATATCCAGCACAAAGAGGAGTTGCACTTGATACAGGTAAAAGAACGACAGCAACACCAACAAAAATCACTCTTACTGCACAAGAAGTAATTGGGGAAGTTAGAATATTGGATGATGAATTAGAAGACAATATTGAAGGATCAGCATTTAAAGAACACATGATGGAAATGGTTGCAAAAAAAGTTGCAAACCAACTTGAAAGAGTATCTTTATACTCAAGAAAACTTACAAGTCCAACATCTCTTTTACAAATGTTTGATGGTTTCATTAAAAAAATTGAGGCAAGTTGAGTTGTTGTTGATGCATCAGATACTTGAACTTTTACAGATAGATATATTGATAAAGAAAAACTTGCAAAAGTTAGAAAATCAATCGCTACAAAATACAGACAAGTATTAAATAAATGGTATATGCCAGATGATCTTGCTATTGATTATGAAGTAAAATATGAGGCATCAAATAACACTGTAAATAAACATGGTGCATTTGGGATTGATTTTACAAAAGCAAATTTAATGTCTATTGATAGAGTAGTTGCAGTTGCAAGTGGTTTCACAGCAACATTAACAGCATCACCAGTTGCATGAGCAACAAGCATAACAGTTGATGATACAACAGGTGCAACAGCAGGTGATGAGATTACAATTGCACTTGATCAAGACAAAGAATTTACAACAACAATTGATACAGTTACAGATGTCACACATCTTGCACTTACAGATGCATTACCATTTGGTTATATATATACAGTTACAACAGAAAATACAATCACAGAAACAACATCAGATGGGGCAGATGTAATACTTACACCATCATATAATTTTATATATGGTATACAAAGAGATATTACAATTGAGCCAGATAGAGTGCCAAAAGAAAGAGCAACAGATTTTGTGATTACAATGAGATTAGATTTTCAAGTTGAAAATGAAGAAATGACAGGACTTTTGAAAAATGCAAAAGTTAGATAATTTTAAGTTTAAAATCCTTAACCTTAAAAGAAAACTCAACCATCACAGGTTGGGTTTTTTCTTTTGATTGATTAAAAAGACATTGAAAAAAACAGGAAACAAAATACTATAAAAAAGTATTGTATTATAATACATTTTATATTTATAATTTTTTTATTATGAAATTAGTAAAAGTAGTAAATGTTACAAATAGAACATTTAATGGTGTACAATTTTGAAAAACAGCAAATATCCAAGAGGAAAATGTTGGTTTTTATATTAGAAATGGTTTTGAATTAGTTGCAAAAGTTAAGGAAATGACAGATGCAGAAAAAAAACAAGCAAAAAAAGATGCAAAAGCACAGGCAAAATTGGATGCTCAAGCAAAAAAAGATGCAGATGCTCAAGCAAAAAAACAAGCAGATCTTGATGCAGAATATGAAAAAAATAAAATAAAAGATGTTGTGCCAGATCTTGATGCAGATGGTACAGAAGTTGATACAGAAGTTGATGGTGGACTTGATGTAGATGATACAGAAGTTGATACAGAAGTTGATGGTGGACTTGATGTAGATGATACAGAAGTTGATACAGAAGTTGATGGTGGACTTGAT